TTTTTGGCTTGGTCGTACCATTCCCATGTAACACCCTTCGCAAAGTATTGAGGTTGCCCCATATAAAAAACGGACTCTTGAAAGTCCGCACTGTCTCTGTAATGGGCTAAATTGAGATTAGCCAAAGGAAGTAATGGTGGCTTTTTAATCTCTTCTGAATTATCAATTGCACCTACAAATGTAAAAGGTATATAGGTCCAGAAATTCCCGTTGTAATCTGTTGGAAACTTCTTCTCTCCGCCAACCCAGTTACCCTTTTCACCCTTTGTGTACACCTGAACGGAATAAATATATTCTCCATTTCCCTCTTGCTCTAAACGAAGTACACGATATTGCTCTTGTTCGGTTTTACTAAATCCATCAGCACCGCGCTCAGACTTAAATTCACGTATAACCACTAAGCAAAGCTTTTTCTGGTTATCGATCATTACTGAATCCCAATTCACTACATCAAGGGCATTTAGTAAATGAATCATCGGATAGGCTTTTTGTGCTTTAAATTCCGCGAGATTGCGAGCTGGTAATACATCCGGGTAATCTACATATAAAGCACAACGATAATGTTTTAATAAATGGCGAATACCATTTTGAGCCAATTGATAAGTACTAAGACCTGCACCATTTGCATTACGTTCTAAATGAGCAAGTTCCGGAGGAAATTTAAAACTTGGATCGGTTGCAAAAGCTGCACCAACTAAACTATTAGATGTAGTCCCCGTTACTTCATAAAAGACTGCCCGAGTACGATAAGCCTCATAAGCACTTTTATTTGCAGGTGATTGATCATGAGCATTTGGCATCGGCAAATATTTTTCACCTTTAGCCTTAACTGCATCTTCACCTTCACAAACATCATCAAGTTTTTGCCAGTATGGCAAGTTCTTAACATATTCAGCATGTTGAAAAGTTACATCACTCATCGAGCAAATCCCATATCAGCAAAAAAGGCTTCAAAACCTTCATGTAATTCATTAAAAGCGTCAGATCCACCATCTACCTGATCGTCATTTGTTCCATTAGGGAAATTCCGAAGTTCTTCAATAAAGGCTTTGTTCCAATCACCTTTAAGCATTCGAACATTCCCAACGTTTACTTGAGCGGCAAAAGGCTGTGCCCGAGTGATCTTGTCACCCGATACTGGTTTTGCAACCACATGATAGCCACTGAGAAGTTTTGTAAATGCCAGAGCTTGAGATTTCCCTGCTTGACCAGGATCCTGAGGAATTCGAACAGTTACGTTTTTTCCATCAAGCTCAGTGGTTTGCTTTAAGCGTTTATTTACATTGTCTGGACCAAGTTGTCCTCTTGTAACATCGACAATGTAAGTAAAACCATCTGCACCAAGAGCTTCTCGCACACCTGCTGTAAAGTCGCCTTCATTCTCTGTAGCGCCAAAATCCCATGCCCTTACTTGCTTCACTACATCTGCAGGCAAAGCCTCAACAATTTGAATATTGTCAGGCTTAAAAAAACCGCCTGCTGGCGGTGATGGCATTTGTCGGTACTGCCCGGCAAATACATACGGTGCCGCTTGCTCCATTAGTCTCAATTTTTGAATATTGTGTTTTGCTGGCCATAGTGCCGATCCGTCTTCCTGAATAGCTGAAAGACATAGATGCTCCCACACTTCACCGTTACCACCAGCTACAGGAACGCCGTCTTTTCTATCACCTAGCAACCATCCAGCCAAATCATCTTCATGAAGACGCTGCATAATGACAATAATTGGCGTTTCTGGTGAGTTAGTACGAGACTCGAGAGTATTTTGGAACCAGTCAATTACACCTTCACGGATAGTTTTTGATTTGGCTTCATCGGCCTTATGCGGGTCATCAATGATGATGCAACCACCAAAGCCTTCACGCATTTTGCCTGCACCAAAACCTGTAATGGTACCGCCAGTACCAGTCGCATAGCAGACTCCGCCTGCATCGGTGCGCCAGAAATCCTTAGCTTTACTATCCTCACGTAACTTAAGATCAGGAAAGACCTTTTTATAAGCCTTTTCTTGAACCATATTACGAGTCTGAAATGCATTATTTGCGGCAAGCATTGCTGAGTAACTGATATGAATAAACTCACAGTCTGGATTCTTACCAAAACACCATGCCATAAAATTAATTACAGCAATTTCAGTTTTAGAATATCGTGGTGGAACGTTAATAATTAACCGCTTTATCTCTCCGCGATAAACTTTCATTAAAGCTTCGCAGATTTCTAAGTGGTGCCAATTTTGCATCCATTTATAACCACGGCGCTCCTTAAACATGTACCTTGTGAAGAAATATAAATCTTCTTGCGCCTCGATCCGGATGGCTTTATCCCGAGCCGCATCAGTACTCATCTAAGACTTCCCTCCGCGCTTTTAAGTAATCTTCCATTGGAACTGGAATTTCTGAATTAACTGTTTGAACTGGTCCCCCGTCTTTGCCTGTAATTTCTTGGCGATTAGTAAATTGACCACCAATGTCTTTAGCGGCTTGTTCAAGAATTTTTAAGGCTGTTTTGACGTTTCTAGTCTTCTCAAGCTGTCTTTGGTATTGCTTCAATCGGTAGAACTTATTGGCAATTGGAATATCAATTAAGCCTTTATCAAACTCATCTCTGGTTTTTTCAAATAGTTCGACATACTTTTTGCTTAAGTTCTTACCAGCAACCTTTGTAGGGTCATAAGTTGCAACTTGAACACGATCTATATCAACGCCAAATTCTTGTTTTACGAGTTCAGCCACTTCTTGAGGTGTATCACGACAAGCAAGAGACTGAACTATAAAGATTTTCACAGGCTCTTTTAGTGTCGCCATAACTTCCTCATCGTATAACTACGTATAACAAAATGGGCAAAAAAAAGAGCCATAAGGCTCAATTGATTACACAGTTTCCGCAGCATTTGGAAATATCAAGATTCGAAACAAACGGCGGATTTTTTGCGACTTCAATAAGTCGCTTAACATTTTTGCTTGGTCCATAACGTTTAACTACGCCAATAAACTCTTCAACGTCATGACCTGCAAGATAGTGCTTAGGCAGCCCTGTACTATCGCTATAAATGATTTCGCCGTCCTCGTCTCTCATCACTCCAATGTGGTAAAGCTCATGTTCAAGTAAGTAACAGAACTCTGTATCGTTTGCACGCTCACAGAAAGAAGCGTCGACAGTTATTAAATATGTTGGCACAAAGCCGAACCAGTCACGCATCTGTTGCTCTTGTCTGGCCTTACGCCATCCACCAACATTGAACATGACTTTTTCGCACTGGCCTAACACCATAGCTTGCTTGCTTTTATATGCAGAAGAGGCCCAAGCAAATGCTAAAAACTCTTCATTATCGTGAAGCAGCTCAGCTATATGATCATGATCGGGGTTATAAAGAGGTCCACCAATAGTTAAGTAATTAGCAACAACCCATTTTTTTAGATCTGGTGCTGGTGTTAGTCTAATTGCTTCTTCTTCATCTGCTTGATCAATAAAATCAGTTGGAGGAAATGGTCTGATCTGATCCATTAAATATTTGCCTCTTTAAGTTTTTAAGCCACTGACTAGCGAAATGAGCTTGGATCTGCAATGGACCAGATTCATTAATCTTAAATCTTGGTGCTGCCTCTAATCGAACAACGGTATATCCCATTGATTCAGCAACATCGTAACGGTCCATACTCCACGCCTTTGTTGCCAGCTTGCCCTTTCGTCCACCTGACCAGGGACCGCCAGCAATTTCAACTAAAATACGATGTTCAATTAAATGAAAATCAAAACGCCAATGCTTTGTTGATTTAAACTGGAATTTCTTTTCGTATTTAATTTCCAGATTATCTAAAGCTTCAGTAAAGTCTTCTTCTGCTTCTAAGTACTTTTGAGTTGCCTTAGGCAATGGTCTACTTTTGGGTTTTGTTTTAGGTTCTTTTTTTCTTGTAAGCCAGAAGTATTCTTTATCATCCATATTTCACCCATAAAAAAACCACTGCAAAAGTGGTTTTTATTACTATCATTTTTTAATCAAAATCTTTGTAGGCTGTAACCTCCATACTGTTTAACAAATCAAACCAATTATCTAGTAATGCAATCAAGTCTTCCTTGCTACTTGTTACTCCAATAATCTTTTGAAGATGGTATTCATCCTTTTCATCTACTGAATTAATATCTGTAACAAATCCAGCATCTTTAAGTTGTTGTCTCACAGTATTGGTGTCGTTACAGTCTAGGCAGATAATTTCAAAGTCATTTTCATTGATAAACTTCAATTTATACCCTGTCTTTCTTTCGAATGGCATATTTTCACCAATTAAATTAGTTAATGTTTATTTATTATACTAATTTACATATCAATTATCAAATATATTTTTATTTTTCAACAACTTAGTTCTCAATAGTAAATTATTTACTTTAGAGAACTTAATCATCAGATTAATAAAAGAGAAAGCCCCGCTAATAATCGATATTTAGCGGGGCCTGTTGTGCCGTAATACTCTCGGTAGGATGACTCAGATTGCTACAATGTGTGAGATTAGTTTTAGATTGAAGTTCTCACAGAGAATAGATGCTTTTTTAAAGCTCATTATTATCAGCCAATACCCATTTGTGATTTTTGTCTTAATATGAATTGACCTAGTAATGGGACTGCAAATGAATACTTGCCATATCTATTTTTGTAAATTAAACCAGAATTAATTAATGTTGATAACATTTGATTAATATGACTTGCACTAAATGGTTTCGCATCCTCTAACTCTTTTGATTTTTCTAAAATTTCTTGCACTGAAAACTCAGTATCACAATTGTCTAATAATGCTACTACGAATAATAAATCTCTCTGTCGATCAGTAGCTCTAGCCCATCTCCCAGCAAAGAAATCTGTATCTAGTTTCATAATAATTTCTTGCTGAGGAACCCTTGTAGGTTTGGAGTTCTCATATTGATTTATAAATAAATCATATACCTCACGACAAATAAACTGAACAAAATAAGGGTATCCACCTGAAATTCTACAAATAATATCGATAGATTCAGTTGAAAGCATCATTGGATGCCCTTCAAGAGGTTTTGTAATTGCTACTTTGACATCCTGTTCGTTCAGTTTATCCAAAAAAATTACTCTGAACATACGTTCAGCATAAGTCCTAGCCTCAACTAGGGTTGGGAATAATGTTGGCAATCCTGTTAAAGCCAACATAAATGGAATACCTTTGCGTTGAATAGACTGGAAAGTATCTAATAATAAAGACAATGGATACTGTTCCTTACTAGCATGGTCTGATAAATTTTGAGCTTCATCATAAGCAAAGATAATACCTTTTTTACTAATTCCAGAACTTTGCATTACGTTCCATGCAGTTTCTAAAGCTGCTTTTAATTTATCCGTAGGCAAGCCTGGTGTGTTTTTGTAAATTCCAACCAATACTTCGAAATTTAGAGTTTTGAATTCTTGTGTTTTTTGTTCTTGTACAAATCCTATTGAATGCGATGTTTCAATACCTATTGGAATAGAAGAGGTAATAAGCGAAAGATCCGTTAACAATCTTATAGCTATATTTTCTTCGCTAATACTGGCTGTTTCAGACAAATCTGTACCTACCCATAACCATCCAGCTCCCTGTGCTAATGGCTTAAAAGTTTCAGATAAGACTGTCTTACCAACGCCTCGTAACCCAGTTAGAACTAGGTTTTGCATTATTGTAGTTTGGCTTAATAACTTCAAAAACTCATCTTTTTCAGCTTCACGACCAGCAAGATATGGGGGCATATGCCCTGCTCCTGGTCTAAAAGGATTTGAAAGATTCATAGTAGAGCCTATTACATTTATATATAGGACTAAATTTATACCATTTTATTAAACCAAATAAAATATTAAAAAATTTCCTATTACATTTTTTTTACTTTAACTGTGATTTTTTTTAATAAAGGAAATCTTAGTTATGTATTTCATTTTGGTTGAAAGTTAGATTGCACACATTCAAACATCTTTATTTAATAAGTATTTAAGATAAATTTTGGCCAACAAAAAGCTCGCTAAATGCGAGCTCTTAATTTCTTACTGGCGATTACTTTACATTTCGCCCATTTTAGAAATCTTTATACTCAAGTGTATACCCAACTGTCAAGCACAAGATTCTTTATTGTCAGGAAGTTCAAAACGGAATGAGCGAGAAATACGCGATCTAATTTCATTTTCCCACTGCGCGACAATTGATTCCCCGAACAGCTCAAACTTTTGATAGCTTTTAATATAGGCAGTTTTAGTAGCATTAATTCCTGCTAGTTGCATTTTCTCATTCAAAGTGTATGGTCTTTTACCTGTACCATTGCACTTTTCACAAAATTTAGATCCATCAGAATAGCCCATTGAATTAAACAATTCGATTTTGCCAATACCCTGACATGCGCTACACATTGCTTTAACAAAAACATGGCCACGTAAAACAACCTCAGCAATTCCTTTTGCCAGATTAGTAAGATCACCTTGGGCATTAGTAGGGGTAAATTTTTTCTTAACCATCTCTTGATGAATTTTAACCGCTAATTTGTTACGTGCTCGGAAAAAATTACCTGATTTAATCTCACCACGAACAAACTCAACCTTACCCGGAATATCTTCAATACGGCGTTCGGTTTGAAAATTAAAGTCATACTTACTGTAAAAAGTTTCAGTCTGTTTTTGTGCTGGGGTAATAATTGCGATTCGCTCAAAATCAACCTTCTCAACTAGTACTGTAGCCCAAAGCTTTGCAGCTGGAGATAACAGCGCTAATTCACCTAAAACTACATCTTTTGAAATTTTCTTACCTTCTGCTTTGCCTTGAGCAATAGCAAGGCGAAGTAACTCAATAAAATCAAACTTTTCAACTAACATAATCGCCTTCCTATTTACCCTTAATTAATAATTCAATTTGCTTTAATGCCATACCGGACTTAACTTGCTCTGTGCTGAACCGTAAAACTGTAAAACCCATCATTGCTGCGGAGTTGTATTTCTCCATATCCCCTAAATAGCCCTTGCCCCTCGTATGGCGACCTCCGCTCCAGATCCCGCCTTCTACCTCAATCAAAATCTTTTTACCCGTTATTAAAAAATCTGCTCTCCATTTACGATCAGGATGGAACTTATATTCCTGTTCAAAACCAATCTTGCATGCTCTTAAATGCGTTGCCAGAACCATTTCACCCACACTTGGTTGTCTGGCAATTTGCTTTGCTGAACGCCGCTTTTTATTTTTCTTAATAGGAAATAACTTACGGTATTCAGCAATGCTGACTGATGACATCAAGCACCACCTTTCAGCAAATGGTCCAATTGATTAGCAAAGCAGTTATAAACTCGCGCTTTATCCTGATCACCTAAAAGGCTGGATGAATGAGCATCTTGTTTATACTTCTGAGCCAGTTTTTCAATTGACTCACTTAGTTCAACCAGAGTGCTTTGCTTTTTACCGCTGAGTGGTTCAATTGAGCGTGATACGTGGTCAGCCATTTCTTTTTCCATCTGATCGAAGTAACTTTGACGTGCTAAATCTCTCGACTTGATTAGCTCTGGTGAAATAAGCTTTTCCATTTCACGGCGTTGCGCTTCAATCCATCTACTGTCCATTTTTTGCGCCCTCCGCATTAAACTTCTTCGCTTGGTCAAGTGCCTTTTCTAATTGAAGTAGCTCGTTGTAATCAGTATTAGATAGCCCACTCCGGTTATATCGGCCTCGTAATTTTTCGTAGCGAGCCTTTGCTGCGTCTATATCAAAAGTTTCTAATGGTTTATTCATGACTGGCCCTCTTTATAACTCTCAAAGAAAAACTTCACAGGCTCAGATTTGATTTCAATCAGCCCAAAACGTAGTAAATGACGAGCATGTGTGCTATCTCGTAACAACTGAACATCACGATAATGTGTGAGCATCCTCCGCCACCCTTCCAAGGGCATAGACGACTTGTTTGTATTACAAGGAACACACGCTGGATTCATGTTTTCTAATGTGTCGTTTTGCGGTCTAGTCATTTCTCTGAGATGGCCTCTTCTGCTTTCTTGCGATGTTCATCGTATTGATCCCCCTTGAGCGCTTGCTCAGCCCTTTTCAAGATCATCATTTTTCTTCTAGTACGAGCATTAAATTCTTGGGAATTAAATGACCCAATCACAGCCGCTCTCATTTTGCTTAATGTGTCAGTAGCTTTTAAGCGATCTTCTAACCACTCTACCCGCTTTTGCAGCTCGTCACTTTTCTGAACCTCTTTCACATACATTTCATCAATAGTTTCAGCCACGAACATATATTCATTTAATTGTTTTTGCAGATCCTCTACTTTTGCTTGCTGGTGCTGCCAGCAGTTTGCCCATGCTTCCCATTTTTCGTTAAATGACTCCAAATCCATTGCATCAGTACTTTTTGTTCCATTTGAAATGTATCTTCCGAATTCACCAAGAATCACATCAAAATCAACACCTGTTCTGAATAATCCAATCCAGTACCTTTGCTTTTCAAACTCTTCTCTACACTTATCCATCTCAAACATCCTTTGATTTACACAGCGGGCTGATGCGGTTTTCTATGGGGAAGTCGTCGCCAAGCAACTCTAGAAAGTTCTCGTGCAAGACTTTTGCAAACTCAGGATGTAACTCTTGTAAGCTTCCAACTGGCTCAGGCAGAGTAGGCACATTCATGGCGACGATGTCTTTTGCTTTAAACTCACTCATGGCTGGCTCCTTTTTCTGCATCACACATTTCACATTTATCTATATGCCCCCACCCATCATCTCGAATGAAGCCAAACCCCTTACAAGCCTTACATTTGACTTTCTTTTTCTCACCCACCAAGAAATATCGATCTTTCTGGTTGTAGGTAATATCAATAGAACCTGAGTAATAGCGCCTTAACGCCCCATCAATATGAAATTCGTGTGGACCTACACAAAACATCCACCCCGAATCCCCGCCGCACTTTGTAAACCATGTGAAATATGCTTCTCTCCATTTCACATAACGGCCAGACAGATGAGGAGTCAACAATTCAATTAAACGTGCTCTAAGCATCTCCATGCTTGCTGACATATCTCCATAGTGATATTCAAGAACGTAGCTATACTCGCCTGTGTTATATCTAGTTGGCATGAGATTCACCGCCTCCGTATATTGATTCGTGGTCGCGGATAGCAGTCATCACACGCTTAATTGAAATGGAACCATCTGGAATGAAGTCGCAAAAATCATCAAGAAAGCTCAATCTCCCATTTCCCACCATGCGAACATGCGTGTAACCAACATGCTTATCTGTCGTAATGAATGCAGGCGTTAGCTTCTCAACTCCACCTAAATCGCTGATGATTTTCAAAGACTCCACCAGACGTTTAAGCTCAACCAAATCTACAAAATACTTCTCACGATCTGCTGGGCTGATTTCTACACTTTGACCACATTGGAACTCATAACCCTCGTTCCATTCAGTTGCGTTATCGGGTGCTGAATCTACGATTTCCTTCGCGTATTGCAGTCCTTTATCTCTAATCAATTTAGATGCTTTCATGCATTCGCCCCATCAATTAGCTGAAGAATATTTCTAGGTATTGGCATACCTTCACGGCGGCACATCTCAGCGTATTCGTGCGGATTGTCGAAAGGATCTGGACCTAATTCTTTTGCAAGCTCAGGCTCTTTTTCTTTTGCCTCAAGTTTTTGAACTGGTGCAGGTTTACGACCATTGATTTTTAATCTTTCCATCAATGATTTGAGATGCTTTTGAGCCTCGTCATTGCTCACAGGAACGTGTTTAGGTTCTTTGTGTTCTAGTTGTAGCGGTGGAGTGTAAAACTCTTGCTGACGGCCTTTTAACTGAGCTTTAGCAACCATCACGTTGTAGGTCCCGAAGAAATTATCTTGAGCTGCTCGCATTTGGCCGGCTTCGATCAAATACATCACTTCGTCTAATGCATATTTTGTAATTTGTGTAATAACCACGGTAC